TGTGGGTCGGTGGCTGAACAGAAAGAGCGTGGACAAGCTGACGCGGACGGAAAACGCTGCGTTCGTCACCGGCAACGGCATCGGCAAGCCGCGCGGGTTCGCGGGTGGCTACTCGACCGCCGCCACCGGCGACGGCTCGCGGGCCTGGGGCGTGCTCGAACACATCGCATCCGGCGCTTCTGGCGACTTCACCGGCACGAATCCGGCTGACAAGTTGCTCGATATGGTCTATGCGCTGAAATCGGGCTACCGGACGGGGGCGCGCTGGGTGACCAAACGGACCGTCATGCTGAAGATCCGCAAGTTCAAGGAAGCCACGACCAACGCCTACATCTGGCAGCCCGGCCTGACGGCTGGCCAGCCGGCGCTGATCCTCGGCTTCCCGACGACCGAAGCGGAAGACATGCCCGCGCTGGCCGGCGACTCGCTTTCGCTGGCGTTCGGGAATTTCGGCGTTGGGTACCAGATCTACGACCGGCTGGGTATCCGCGTGCTGCGCGACAACCTGACGACCAAGGGCTATGTGAAGTTCTACGCGACCAAGCGAGTGGGCGGCGGCGTTGTGAACTTCGAGGCGATCAAGCTGATGAAGTTCGCGAACAGCTAACACGGGAAAGAACAGGAGAAAAAAATCATGCGTGATCTTTACAATCACCTCACTTTTCGGCGGGCGATCTCGCCCGTGTCTGTCGCTGACAACACGGCGGCCGTGTCGCAAATCATCGACCGTCAGGGCTTCGATTCGCTGGTCTTTGCGATCGCTATCGGCTCTGTTGCGGATGCGGACGCGACCTTCGCGGTACTCGTCGAGGACGACGACGCAGCCGGATTCGGAACGGCTGCGGCCGTTGTTGATGCCGAGCTGAATGGCACCGAGGCTGGGGCCGCGTTCCAGTTCGACGACGACAACGAAACGCGCAAAATCGGCTACGTCGGCAACAAGCGGTATGTCCGACTGACGATCACGCCGACCGGCAACGCCTCGGCGGCGCTGATCTCGGCCGTTGCCGTGCTTTGCAATGCTCACCTGCAGCCGAACGGCGCGTAAAAGCCAACCAGCGGTACTAAGCGGGGCGGCTACGACCGTCCCGCCACACCCACAAC